GCAAGCAGGAGCAATACCACTTCCTACTTTTAATTGTCCGCCAACGACGGCATCGTCTAAGTTAAATGACATTTTTTACTGTTGATTTGCTCTTTGTATTCTTTGGAGATTATTTTTGGAGTCTTTAATTGCACAACCGTCACTGACTCCGCGAATAATAGAGGAATATATTTTCATCTGAGAACTTGCAATTAATTCTGCAGATCCAGATGATACTATTTTATACAAACTTTTTGTATTTGCAAGAAGTTTTTTGCAATCCAGACTAATATTCTCAGTTGCAACCATTTTGATGTTGCCTTTTGACCCACCCTCACCAACAGCAACCAACTCAATATCAGTTGCTTGTAATCTTAGTTTTCCGTTTGTTGCAAGAACAACAATGTTACCATTACTGGCATGAAAAAACATAGAGTCCTGTGCTTCTTCATTATCCTCACCACAACTAACCTGATAGTTTCCAGGACTTACAGTTGATGTCCAACCTTTCCGTTGTCCATCATTGTCCATAAAGAAAGTGTGTCTTCCATCCTTTGCCTGAAGTAGCACTCCAGCAGTTACATCACCTGGTTTATGAATGTGTCCAAAGGAACAAGACCCGTGGTCATTTCCATAACGAATACCAGTATAGTTATTTTTAGCACTATCTGTTGGGTTTGCTTGATTACTAAAGGCCTTGGCTTCCTGCTCTGTGATGACGCCATCACCGTTGGCATCAACATTACGATTTAGTCTATCATTGACTTTATTTTGTGAAGTGGGTTTTCCCATTTAGATTTCCTAAGATAAACTGTCAGTAGTTCCAGGAATGTTAAGTCTTGGATCATTGCTAGAGATGTCAGTACCCTGTCTGAGAATTGCAGATGGAGGTGTGGTGACCTCAGCATCAATACTCTCCTTAAGTGTATCATATACCTGTATAAGTTGTCCAGGTGTTTCGTATACACCTGCATAACGAACTCCTTCCTTGTAGAAGACTTGTCCATAGTATGGTCTTCCATCTATGTATCCAGTTTGCTTCAGTCCAACCAAATCTGTTACTTGTAGGATTTGTTCTGGTAAAACATCGGGATCAACTGGATCTCTAACCACACTGAACCTTGGAACTGCTTGGAAATTAACTCCAGTATCACTGATCATTCTGATTTCTGGTTGACTTGTAAATCCTCTTCCAGAAGGAGTGCCTCCTGGTCCTTGTGCTGGTGTTTCTGGTTCTACATTGACATTAGTAATTCTACCAAAAGTGTCGCAATCATATGTGAGTTTAACACCATTACTAGGTTCGATAACAAGTTGATCAACCCCACAATTGTAGTTAATGCCTGGGTTTGTAACCTCAACACCATCCAGTACAAGGGCAACTGGATATTCATTGTCTCCTGTCCCAGCCTCTGGTGGTTTAGGATATCCATTTCCGGGGTCATCGACAACAACTTGACAAATCCTACCTCTTCCAATGATTTTCAGTGGGCAAGGTGGTGGAATCAGTATGGCAGAGATTCCAATTGGATTAGTTGTCCAGGGTCTACTCCTCCCTGTAGATACATCAGCGTCAGTTACTATGTCCATCTTAACAACTGTTGGATTTTGTTGGAAACTTGTGTTTGGAATACGAATATTAGTGAGTCGTATCTCAACGGTTTTCTTTCCTTTTGTAGCATTAAATGATTCGTAGCGAACTGGATCTGATCCTGTATTACGAACACCAAGTCTAGCTGTCTGCACCCTTACTCCATCAACAAAAATACGGGCTTCATCGTCGCATTCTGTTCTAATTTGATATCTCCCATCAATAGGGAAATCTACATTCTCCCAACGCATAACCCAAGTCTTACCCTGAATTTCTTCTGTTGGTTCTTCCAGTTCTTGGAAAAGTGGTGAGATAAATCCCTTTCTATAACTTGCAAGTTCGGTTGGTCCAACATAAGTTACACCACCTTTGGTTCCACCGGATAATCCTGATGCTGCTGATCCTCCCTTAAGTTCTACACTTTGTTTTTGCTTACCTCTCTCACCAGATTGGGTCCAAGTGACACCTCTAATTTTAATCTTCTCTACTGCCACACCAGAATTACCGGGATCATCATCCCATGACAACTGAATATCTACTTTACCATCACCCTCAATACTTCTACCGTCTTGAGAGAACTTAGCCTTTCCAGAAACAATTTTAAAAGTAGTATTGACATCAAATCCATTTGAGGGATTGTCATCGATAGTAATTTTCTTTCCGTTTGATGATACTCTTATTGGATTGGCACCACCACCGCCAGTCTTGACATCAATCGTAAGAGTTTTTGATCCTTTCTCTCCTGTTGGTTTCCAACTTTTACCACCAACTTTAATTTCTTTTACAGCAGTTCCTTTGGTTTTTGGATTGTCATCATAAGTGAACTTAAGTGTTACTGTTCCCTTGTCTTTTCCACTAACGATTAACTTTGATGCATCATTACTGAACTTGGCCTTGATGCCAGATGACGTAGACACAATCTCAAAAGAAGAGTTTACATCAAATCCATTGCTTGCATCATCATCAAACTGAATCTTTGTTTTTGACTTTAGTATCTTACCAAAAGATTCACCATCGCCAGAATAACTTATGGTGTATTCTCCACTACCACCACCTTTATTCAGTCCAACATAAGTAATCTGATGACTTTTACCAGATGTTGCTGCCTTTGGTTTTGTCAACCAATCTTTAGTATCAAAAACTTTCTTCCTAACTCTCTTAAAGGTTTCAGTTTGTTGGTTAATAACCTCAGCGGTAATTGTATGCTTTCCTTCTTGCAATGGAAACTTAACAGTTTGAGGAGTGCTCGATTTAAATCCTTCTAAAGTATTTCCACCATAACCAAGTCCACCCTCTAAGATCACTCTATCATCAACAAGAATTCTTCCACCATTATCAACAGTCCCTTTCATCCCATAGAAACCGTCGTATGGAGCATCAATAATCCAAGAGGTTCTGAATACTTGTCCACCATTGTCAGAATCCGGTGTGCTTAATGGCAATACAGGTGACATCGCATAACGATTCATAAATCCACTCCACGCTGGGTGAGTCACAGGGAACCATCTGTCTTTAGATCCTGGGAATCTAGTTGTCCAATATGGATTACGAGGACATCTTCCCTCTTGAGGAGGAATTGGTTCCTGTGGTGCTGGTGGTAAGGGAGCATTGATTGATATTGCAACTCCCATTGGATTTACGTTCCAAGACTTTGCAGATACAACTTTCTTCTCTTTTACGGTGGTTTTTATTCTCATAGCAAACGCCATGGGATTACCACCAGCAAGAGGTTTTCCTCTAATCTGCTTCAGTGCTACACGAATTCTATATTTTCCTGCATCAAAGTATCTTGTCTCAAAACTCTTTCCTGTACTTCTTCCAGGACTACTAAACCCTTCCTTTCTAATAATTACTTCATCGCCACCTGCATTAATATCACGAAGACCATTACCGATTGCTTTCCTTCCACCCCCAGAACGATTACCAATATAAACTGTTGCTGAATCGTCAGCCATTATTTCAAAGTTATAATTTCCAGAGACGGGGAAGTCTACATACTCCCATCTAATGATATGAGTTCCATCAAAATCATTTGTCGTTGCCTTTTTTGATGCTGGATCGAATGGAAGAACTCCAAAGCGAGACAAGAAATCACCATCTCTACCTGCCTCAGGATTTATTCTCCAGAGTTTTCTATCTGCATTATTAATGGAATTTTTGGTGTTAAAAATCTCCTCCATCTCAAATCCAGAGTTGGAAGAACTTGATCCTTTTGATTCCGACTTAACATTTACCTTAAAATCTAAATCAAATGTACCTCTAGTTTCCTTTCCTTTTGGTCCAACTCCAGTTATTTTTCTCTTGTTCTTAGCAGTGAAGGTTCCTCTATTAACTCTAATCTGCATGTCATCATTATCGTTAGCAGATCCAACAAAATCTGCAAAAATAATCTTGCTTGGTTTATTTCCCTTCTCCTTGTCTCTAACACCAAAAGATTGCATGGTGCCTTGCTCAAGAACTCCAGAACTTGATTTGGTATTCGTAATTTTATTGATGTTTATAGTTTTTGTTGATTTACCTCTCTCTCCACTCTGAGTCCACGTCTTGTCTCCAATCGTAATAGATCCCACAGCGAGACCAGAAGTTCTAGGATTATCATCCCACTCAAACTCAAGGGTGACATCACCTTTATTCTGACCCTTTACAATTAATTTTGTACCATCATCGGAAAACCTTGCAGAAACGCCAGGAGAACTAGAAACAATTTTAAAACTTGCGTTAAGATCAAATCCATTACTTATATCATCATCAAATTCTATCTTTCTTCCTCTGTTAACGACTTTCCTCCCAGATGTTGATGAAGCTTTATTACTGTATTGGATTTTATATTCTCTTTCCCCAGTCTGTGGTTCTTCGACAGCACCATCAGCGACAGCAACAACTTTATAATTTGTATTTCTAAGAACTTTTATAGTTTTCTTATATGATTTACTATTTTTCTGAGTATTATTTAAAACAAAGGAATGCCCACCACCTTCAGACGTAAAGGTAAACTTTATCGCACGGTGTCTCTGACTTCCTTGACCATAAACCTCAAATTCAGTCTCAATAAAGTTTTTCTCATCTCTCTGAGTGGTTAGTTTTGTGAAGATGGGAATGTTTTCTAAATCAACTCTGATTCTATGCACTCCCTCAGTGACAAATTTACTTAATTTGTCTGGAGAATCTTTAAATCTCTTTGTTCTACCAACCAATACATTGTCTAGGTAAATATCAGCGACATTATCTGCAGCGTACCTAAAAGTGTAATCTCCATCGTATGGAAAGTTTTCCTCCCACTCCAATGTGTGCTCTATACCAGCGAAGTCACTACCAGGAACGTTAGATGGTGGGACTGGAGAAATGGCGTGTGCGTTCATAAACTCACTCCACGCTGGGTGAGTAACCTTGTGAATGGTTCTAGATTTCTTATTACCGGCAGTAACTCTTATTGGTTTTTCTCTTCGTGTTGTCCACCAGTTGCGGATGATACCACTCTGAAGACTTACTTTTGTACCACCTCTCAAAGACTCTAAGAAGTTTTGATATCTTCTTTGCTCAACCAGAGCAGGATTGGGATTGAGATTTGCATATGCACCTGGATCCCATACGCCAACTTCTTTTCCGTTTACGTCATATCTCTTGCCAAAAAATTCATCCTCTGGACCACCACTTAAATCATACTCCTCAAAATCTTCTTCATTTTCAAAAGTTCGGACAGTCTCAACAAATTTACACCTTTCATAATTAGGATCCCCGACCATAATAGATCGAACTACCGCTCCTGCACCGATACCATACTCATCAAAAACTTCTGTGATTGGTGCATATGCATATCCCCATCCACCCTCAATCAAGTCTACAGCAAGAAGACTACCGTCAGTTCCAAATATAGGATTTCCCTTAGCACCTAAACCTCCTCCACCAGAGAACCTTACACTTGGTCTTCTATCATCAAAAACATCTGATCTTAGTCTACCACCACTATCATCACCAGTGCCATCATCATCCTCGTAAATGTCAAGTCCTGTGATACCAGCACATCCATCTCCCGCAGCAGAATTTCTTGGAAGAAGATCTTTTGGTTTAAGTGCATTGACACCATTGATATTCATAAACTCAATTTTGTCTCTCCTTTTAAGGACAAACTGAGTTCCTGGATTTAGTCTTGCATACTTGTTAGCTTCATGTCTGGTGATACCATCCACGTAACCTCTTGTGGTTGAAATATATCCAACCTTAATATCAGTATTTTCTGCTGGTCCGAAGAGGTTAAACGACATACCGATTTATAAACTGCCTATTATTTGTCGTAAAAATATTTAGTTACCTGTCAGAAGGTTAATAGTGGAAGGACCACTAGGTACTGCGAATGCTGGAGGTGGTGCAGGCAGAACTTTATCGATTCCATTGGAAACAGAATCCTCAATTGATTTAATACTTGGGAAACTAGTGTCTGGTTGTGCAGATCCACCATGTGCCATACAATACTTATCGGACACTGCGGTATTAGGTTTTAATTCGCATCCAAATATATTGAGTGAAAGGGTTTGGAAACTGAGAGCGCCACTAATGCTACCAGCAACATCTGAGACTTGACTCAGAATATCAGATATGCCTCCACTAACACCTGCAAGTTCATTTTGCATATCCTTAATAAATTCATTTACATTTTCTAAAATGTTTCTGTTGGCACTATCAAGTTCTGTTTGATTTGCATATATGATATCTGATACTAAATCTTCAGCATAACAGGTTGGGACTCTTGGTTGTCTCTTTAGATTATCTTCATCATCATTTGAGGTATTTCCGATATTGTTTCTTGCCTTTTCCTCAGCATTGTCCATATCTAAGGCATCGGATAGAAGACCCTCAATTTGACCACAAACATTTTCGGTCAGTTTACCATACAAACATAAAATCAATTCACCAATTTTCTCTTTTAAGTCTGCAAACATTGCTCGCATGTGACTAGGCAAAGCTGCCACCGCATTAGTCATTGATTTATTCAGTTGCTTCATAACGTATTCCATAATCTTATCAAAGATTATCTTCATATATTTTGCAATCTCACATGCAGCGTCACTGATTAATTTTTGTATGGTATCACCTGTACTTGATACTGCATCAATATAACTTGATATTGCTGCAAGGTATGAGTTTAATCTCTCAGTTAATTTAGTAACGATTGTTTGAATTGCTGATATTGCTGATGATACAAATTCTTCAGGATCAGGTTTCATTATGACATTACATTCTCTGATCTTAGTCTCACGCTTCACATCAGCAGCAGTGAGTTGATGCATCGAGTCAGGATTTTCCTTCGTTGGATTACCTTGACTTGGTGCTAATGGAGATTCTTGTTGTGTTCTTAATTTTTTAACATGATTTGCTACCGCTTGCATTGCGGCATCTTCTACCTCCTGGAATGATCTACCTTCACTTCTTGCCTGCTCTCTCGCAGCATTTGCAATTTCTAAACCATCTGGGATTGCACTAAGAGGTTGATCTGGTCTCAGTCCAAACTTATTAAGTTTGACTCCAGGGGGTGGTGGTGCAAGTGCTTTTGATAATTCTGAGTTTGATGGTTTCTTTGTAACTAAACCATCATCAGGAGCAGTTGGTTTGGCACTCCCTGTCGGAGGATTTTTTCCTTCAGCATATCCACTTGTAGCAGCAAAGTTAGATTCAGTGGTGCCAATTTTGGTGGCCATTGCAGTCTGAGCATTGTTGCCCAAAATGCCCATGATGACAGGAACCTGTTGATCAGGTCCATCCATAAAGAATCCAAAGACAAAATTACCCTGTCGGATATTTGGTGTCTGAAACGATCCTCCTTGTCCACCACCAGCAGTGATGGGATACATAACAGTTGCCCAAGGCAACTGATCTGATGGGATAGATTCTTCCTCTTTATCATGGAGACCCATGATACGAACCTTATACCTTCTACCCCATCCGGGAATACTATTTGCGTCCTCAAATTTTCCGGGCAGGATGTTATCTCTCCACTCGGAATCATCAGATACCTGGCCTATCCACCAGTTAAAAGAGTTTCCTAGAAAACCAGGATCAAATAGTGCTCCTGTTTCTGACATCAGTCTTCGTAAATCCTACACTCATCTGCTTCTGGATTTTCATCACAATACATTTCAAATGCAGTGGGATCATGATGATCTCCTGCTGCGATTTCTTTTGCGTGTTCTTTTGCATAACGCTCCAGATGCTCTAGTTCATCAGCAGTATGCCGACGCATCTGTGGCGAAATGGTTGGATCTTCAAGGATCTTCTTATCCTTTTCAATATGGGTTTCGATATCTTTTTCCATAGTTTGTCTTTAGAAAGTAGTTGTTGTACTGTATGATGCAGTTGATACCGTTCTTTGATATGAAGGTTGTGTACCTGGAACTTTTGTTTCAGTGGCAGGTTTACCAGTTTGTGGTTCCTTCCCTGTTCTACCGAAGGAGTCTCGCACTAAGTTTAATTTAGTATAAGTTCCGTCTGCGTTAACTAAATGACATAATGACGATATAATATATAGTCCGCCAATCTGACGGTCAACATCGTCATTCTTTGTGTCTTTTTGAGATGAGGGTGCATCAAAATAAACCGCATCTCCGGCATGTAGCGAAAAATCTCCTGCTATTGTTACCTCAACTTTAGAAGCGTACAATTGATTATAGCGCATAATCGCTTGATTTTTAATCACCGATGGTTTAAAGTTTTCATCCTTTGACTTTTCTATTTGCTGTTGTGTACTACCAGCAGGTAAGGTTCCTGTGTCAAGGACACAATAAGTTGTTCTTGAGAATTTTGTATTGTTATCACCACCAGAACTAATCTCATCACTCATCTTGGGCAATTCTTTTCCAGCTTTTGTGAGAGATTCTTCTGTTCCACCATCCCCAACTGCTTTGGGATTTAATACTTGATACTGGCAGTTCCATGGATTAAAGGTAATCAATCTAGTTGATTGGAAACCTGCTTCCAACTTTCTCTGAACATCTACTCTATTATCTTTAGAGAATGTCAGTGCCTTTACATCATATCCCTCTGGAATATTTTGACCTCTATTATCTGGTGTTTCATTATAGATAATAGATTTTTTCTTTTCCTGTCCCAATAGAGCATCAATTGATTTAAAATGATACCCCTCAGAAGTTTCATAGAAGAAAAATCCTGCTGTTGTTCCTGGTGTTTTATCTACAGGAGCACATCTTTGAGACAACCAATTTAGAGCATAGAATGGTTTTTTCTGTGCAGGTATTGATCCACACTCAGTTGAGTCCTCAATATCAGTTACATCTTTTTTAGTCTTTAAGAAATTTGTTAGTATTTCTTTGACAGCCTCAGATGGTTTTCCATCAAATCTCTTATTGATTCTAGTTTCTTCATTAGTCGCAAATTCCTCCGACACTAACTTCAGTGCAACAATTGTTTTTGTAGTTTCATCTGAAAGAGGACTAACGTTGTTTATCCTAAAAGTATACTCAATTTTATTTTCATTATTATCCATCATCTTAAACTCAACCTTTTCCGATCCTACAATCGGAAGAGCCTCCACGGCACTTTTTATATCACCAGTTTTTTCATCAGTAACTGTATTACCAGAGTCACTAAACAGGACTGTTGCCATGACAGAATCTTGCAAGAGACTCTCATAGTATCTTAACTCCACTAAACCATTTAAAATGGATACAGTTTTCCCTGGAGTTTTAGATGAGAAAATGTCTATTTTCTCTATTGGTGTAGGAGTCGCTTGAGCAGTAGTGACTTTTTGTGCCATATGTATTACCTCGTATTTCTATTTAACCAACTTTTTTTATCGAAGTTAAATGAAACTGATATCCTCAAGTTGTCTGACAAATTTCTAGTTACAAAGTGGTCTATGAAACCAGGGAACATGTAAAACACACCTTTCTTTGGATTAAATTTAGTTGCGAATGCTGCATTATCGTACTGATTTATTCTTGGTCTGAATATGAGAGACCCAGCACCCTCTGGAACTTCGACATAACATACAGCAGAAACATAAGATTCTCTATGGTTATGTAATGTAGTGCTCATATTCTTCTCATGTATGTGCCCCCACATATCTACCAGCACAATGTCTTCACCTGTTGCTGCTTTAAAAGAAGATATCATCTCTGATATAATTTGGTCACAAACTGGATTGGGTGGACAAACTGAATCCTCAAAGCACGAGTCATCAATGATATCGGTTAATCTGTTACCATAGTTTGCGATTAGAATATCTTTTAACTCATCTAGATTTGCTGTTGTTTTACTTTCTAACAAATCAATTCTTGCTATGTTGACTATTTTTACTTCTCTATTCTGCATATCAATGGATTACTTCACGTTTTTATTTAACCACCCTTATAAAGAGTATCTTGGAAAGATCCTCCACCAGATGAAACCATAACTGGTTGGTTAAATGATTTTTTATTCTTACCCATTTGAGTTGGCACTGGAACAGGTTTAGTAATGACTACGGGAACGACCTCTGCCATTTCATAATCTGCATATGATCTTAATACATCAATTGCCTCATCACCTTCTGCCTTGTTAAGTGCTCTGAGTAATCCAGGGAAAGTTCCTTGCAGTGCTCTGGTTGAGTCTGCATCAATGACATACTCTTTACCTACTTCGCCCATTTCATAAAGACCTCTTCCCACTGTAGGACCACCAAATCTCATTTTAGCCTTAATCATAGCACGAAGTTTGGGTCCACCGGAACCCTTACCAGCATTGTAATCTGCTTTATTAAGATCAAGAAAATCTGATCTTGTACCGTCACCACCCCACATCACTGGTCCATAGTTGTCGGGATCTTTTTTTGCTCCCTTCATTGGTGGAGTATGTTTTGATAATCCACCATCAATACCAGACGCTGCCTCAGCGTGAGTCATAACGTTTTTCACATTAATCATATTCTTACTATATCCCATCTGCTTTGCAACTGTTGCTGCTTCAGTAGTTAATGCGTCTATTATTTCTGGTGTGAGTGTAGCCCAATTCCAATTTGCCATAGCAGCAACTGCTAATCCAACACCTTCACTATTTCTATACGCAGTGTGTCCCTTATCTGTTCTAAATTGTGTATAAGGAGTCTGCTGTACTTTACTACCATCAGAAAGAATGGTGGTATGATATTTGTCTGGGTGGGGTGTCGATCCTGCTCCAGCAGACCAATGTAAGAATATCTTTCCTTTCGTACTTGCCTCCATACCCTCAAGAGTTTTCTGATCATATACAAATGGACTTACAGAACCAGCAGAACCAGAAGTCTGTCTAGTAGATGCTTTTGGAGGTGTTTTTGGTTCACCCTTATCACTCACTTCTCCTGGAGTTTGTTTTGGTAGAGTTACTTTTCCAAAGAGATCAGGGAAGAATGACGACGCCAACATTTGAACATATGAAATAGGATTAAGTATGTTCAGAAGGTTTGGAAATTTGTATATTTGGTTTTCGTCATTGACATATCCTCGTTTCCTGAGGTAATCTTTCATATTCAAGAATTCTACCATCTTGGTAGCAGCCGCTCTTCTACCAAATCCCTTTGGAATTGTAAATGCATCTTTCTCAAAGAATTGATTGATGAAGTTACCAACACCATTCTTAAAGAAGTCAACAATTAGTCCACCCACATCAAGGGCAGTCTTAATTGCTTTGGATAATTTCTCTCCTGCTTCTTTTGGACCACCACCAAGTATAAGTGAATAGAGTAAATCACCAACAAATGTTCCCAAGGTTTCACCCAACATCGTACCGATGATAGGAATAGGAATAAAGGTTCCAAGGAATCCACCAACTGCTGCACCTAACGCTTTAAATATTGCTTGTCCTGGTGGTTCACCAGCAAGTAAAGAAGCAACGGCAACAACAATGGGACCTAAGATAGGAATTCTACCAAAAACACCCTTCACTGCTTTCATACCTGCTTTACCAAGAAACTTTGTTGCAAGTCTTTTAGGTGCTCTCGATAATCCACCTTTCATCACACTCCCTTTAGGAGTTCCACCAGTCTTCAGACTTAATGTTCCCTTCTGAGGTTTGGAAATAATGTCTCCCTTTCTCAGTGCTCTATTAACTGCTGCCTTTGCTTGACTTACAGACTTACCATTCTCTCTTGCATTATCATAAATCGCTCTTGCTTCAGGACCGTGCAGTCTCTGCATTGCCCTAGACGCTCCCCGTGGTCCAGTGGGACCCATACCTGGTCTACCTGTAGGTCTTGGTGAAGTTCCAGGTCTAGGTGCTGTGGGAGGAGTGGGTTTTGGTTTTAATCCTGCTTCTCTTCTTAGTAAATTCTTGGTTCCTCCGGGACCTAACCTTGTAGCAACCATACCAACAATGGCAATGGCATTAAATAAGTTTCCTAATGCATCGCCAAGTTCGTCAAGTCTTGCTACTGCAGATTCTCCACCCCAACTTTTTAATTTTTCTTTCGCATCATCATATGCCTTAAATCCCCAGGACAGGAAAGTTCCTAGTCCATCAACAATTCCCACAACAACATTAGATACAAGGTCAGCAGCAAGACCTATGAGAGGTAATATTTTTTTCAGAAGAGGGGCAAACTGTATTAGTCTAACAATAATAAATCCAAGAACAATATTCTTGATAAAGTTCTTCATCCTATCAAGGAAACTTAATTTTGGTACTTTAAGTCCACCTTCTTTCTTTTCTTGTTTACTAAGTTTTGACTCTAGTTTTCCTTCTCTCTCACCTCTTGCTGCTTTTTGTTTTTCTTTTCTTTCTTCCTGAATTCTTTTCTTTTCAGTTACAACAGATCCTTTCAGAAGTTTGTCAATCTCTATAACTTTTGTCTTTACTACTATTACTTTTTTATCTGAGGTTTTTGCACCAGCAGTTTCAGTGCCAGAAATCGGACGAATTCTGGATAATGAACTGGTTTTAATTGGTTTAATTGCTCCACCAACAGATGAACCAGGGAGTAATTTTTGAGATGAGATTGCCATTGATTATACCACTATCCCAAGAACCTGAATTTTTTGTGCCGAAGCCATTTGATCAGCATTAATTTCTGGAACTGCTTTACCAGTTTTTTCATCAGAGTAACCTGATTGACCTTGCGAACTTTGCTGTGATTGCATCTGCTGCTGATATGCTGCTGTAGATGAAGGTCTTGATGGTCTAGAAATAGAAGAAGTTTTTGTTCCTATCATCTGTCTGATTTGATTATAATCAAATGCCTGTGAGGCAAGTTTCACTTGATCAGCATCAGACATTGCTGATTGTGTTTCACCGCCACCGTCACCGCCACCATTACTATCAGAATACCCATAGTCTGACATACTACCCAGTTCACCACCAGCATTTTTGGATACACTACCACTAAAAGAAGCAGTTATATTATCAGTGGATCCTGTGACTGGACCAGGTTTGCTATCTCCCTTTGCAAAGTCAATTCTAAATCCTTCTCCTGTACCAAAGTAATCTTTTGCAGCAACACTCAAATCCAACATATGATTTGGTGAATGTCCCTCAACTCCAGGACCAACATCATTGACACGTACAATTGCCTTTTTATCTCCCTTGGTAACAAGAACGTGGAAAGGAGTTTTTAATGTTCTACCTCCAGGGAAACCTCTTGCAGGAACTGTCATACTGCCAGGTAGAAGTTTAAGTAATGGTGGGAATGCTGCAGCAGAGAATACCTCTGGTCTGTATGCCTCACCTGTTGAGGTTTGAGGTAATCCATCAGCAGTTTTAGCACCACTTGCATTGATACCACCAAGAGATGGATCATAGTAAGTTGTCTTAGCACCTGTGGCAATCAGAGACTTCTTAGCTTTAGGAATAATAGATTCAGTAGGTGTTACTGCTGGGGATGAAGTACCCATTGTTCCCAGACCACCAGACTGATCAGCAGCACTGGTCATCGATAAACCTGATTCTGGATCTATATCCGCATTTCCAGTCTCAGCATCACCCTTCAAGATTCGTGGAGATTCATGAATCTGTCCACCACCACTAGCGTATACAGTTCCACCTAACATTCTAGGACGATTATTTCCGCCACCAACAGCATTCATTGAGGAAAGAGTGTCTACACCATACTCTTGTACGGCACCTCTAGACATAACAAACTCACCAGGAGTAAGCATAGCAGGAACAGTGTCAGTTCCACGCGCCAGACCACCACCAGCAAACCCTTGCATAGGAGCTGCACCGTGCTTTGCCGCTCTACCCGTTTTTAAGAATTCGATTTGATCATTAATTTCACCCTCAACGTTAAACAATCTATCTGTAATGGATAAATTTTTCTTTCTTTCCTCAAGTGCTTTAATTTTTTCCTCAACTGTTCCTGGAGCAGCAGCCGTCTTTCTTTCTTGTTCATCAACTGTTCCAGGCATTAGTTTTGGTATCGCATATCCAGCAACAAATAATCCAGCACCAGCAATCGCCGCGGCCGCTAACGGGTTAGCAGCAGCAAGTCTTAAGATTGTCATCGCAATCTTTGGAATAAATTTCGCCGTCATAACCAGCAGTCTTGTCACAAATCTGCCAAGTGAATTACCAAATAATAGGTAAGCAGCAAGGAGAGCAGGCCAAGTGGCCTTAAGGAATCTTCCGATTGCCTCTAACTTTTTCCTATTATCAGGATTACCCATCCACTCAAGAAGTTTAACTATAATTCTACCAAGAATAATAGTTTTGATAAAATCAAATATTCTCTCAAATAATCCCTTGACTGGTTTGAGAACTTTATTTGTTGCCTTTGCTAATCCTTTAAATATTCCTCCTTCTAATTTTTCTTCCTTCCCTTTTCTTCTCTGTTTTTCAGCAGATCTTCTCTGTTCTTTTGCTTGATTTTCCTTTAATTTTTCTTGATTTCTTAAGGACTCAAGGATAGAATCAATTCCCTTTAGTATATCATCAAGATTCTCTTTAGTTTCTTCACCTGCTTGTTGTGGAACAATTTTTCCTGGATCAATTTTTGGTGCTCTGACTATAGCACCACCACGACCACCACCAAGAGATGTTCTTTGTTGAGGTGCTGATGTAGTGGATACTGTGGCGGATTGTTTCTTATCTAAAACTTTCTCTACAAATTTTTGGAAATCTATCTTATCGTTTCTCTTTTTAAATCCTTCTTTTCTCTCAGTAGGAGATAATTTCTCACCATCAATGGTTCCTTCAGCAGTAAGTTCCTCAACATACTGCTGGTATCTTTCACCGAAAAACTTAGAACCGAATTTACTAGATGGCATTCCTTTGCTTTTGCTTTAACTCTTCTTCCTCAAGATGTTGTTGTAGTAGTGCAACATAGATGTCTCGTTCCCAAGGCATCAAGTTTTCAATCTCAGTTAATGAATATTTATGGTACTGCATCAAAGCAAAGTTGAGTCTGTAGTAGTTACCAAGATCCATATGGATCATGGCTACGCGAAAAAACCCGCTAATCCCTCAATTACAATCTCATTATCTTTTTTAGTCTTGGGATTTCTAACAGTAATTGTATGAGAAAGTTTTGGCATCGTCTCAAAGAACTTCTCAATCTCTTTAAACTGAGAAGAATTCATCTGCTCTAAGAACTCAACGATCTCTTTCTTGGTACAATCTTCTGTTGCCCATACCTCATCCTCAGTGTAGATCTTGTCAATGCAACTAGCAATCAAATCAAAGGACTGCTCCATAGCATTACCGTCTTCAAAAGTAAAGTTATTTTTGATGAACTGCTCTAGTGATGGATACTTCATCTCCATCATAATAGTATCATCTAACTTAATTTTATTGGTATGTTCATCATCTTTCTGAACTTTAATATCATCCAGATTGATCTTATGTTGTACCTGAGTTTCGCCATCATCAGCACAAGTCACGGTGACTTCAATTTCCTCACCGACTGACTTACCTCTAATGTTTAAAAACAAAAACTCAATATCAAAAGTTGGAAGAGATTCCACTTTGATACCTTTTGTCTGAATGCAATTCTTAATTACATTCTTGATAGCAGTTGTGATTTGCTTTGTGTCTTCGCTCTCTAAAGCAATCACGAGAACCTTCTCTTCTTTTACAAGAAAAGGTCTATATTGAATTGTCTCACCAGTGGATGGCAATTCAAGTTCATATACCGGTGTGGCAATTTTTGGTAAAGGCATGATATCCTATAGAATTTCAGTAATTTTATTTAGATGGGTTTAAAACAAATCTAAAGATCCAGATCCGAATGCTGGAATAGACCCTGCTCCAATTTCTGAGAAATTGACAGCGTTAGGTGATAGTAATCTTGGTGTATCATAATCAAGATTAAAGTTAGGATCAAAGGAGAACTGAGTATTGTTTTGATCTACTTGTTCTGGGATCGTTGGCAATGGTGGTTGAGAAGGTCGAGTAGGATTAATCGCTCTGTCAACATAATATCTAATATAACTCATTGATACCGTTATTTTTAATAACGCAGATGCATCATAAGTAAGCGGCATCGAACTGATAGAAACAGGAAACGCTCTGACAAAATTATAAGTCAATGAGTTTTGATAATTTCTCTCAAATTTTGTAACCTTAAATCCCTGATCCATAATATATTCATTTGGGTATCTTACCCGATAATGATATTGTCTTGCTGCAATATTTGGTTGTTGACTTGGTATTGGTCCTCCACCCTGAAGACCACCCTGATCTTCATTCATAATGAATGATATCCATTTCTCAAAGAAACGAATTGATGTATATTTTTCTGCGTCAACATAGAAAGTAAGATCCATCTTACCATCAAACTGTCTTCTATATGCGTGGGTTTCAGTTACACCAGTGCGATCATTATTATTCTCAAAGGTTGCCAGTTGAGAACCAGGAAGACTTGCTTCACTACACGATAAATTAAAAGATCTTTGCCCAACTCCAAGAAGGGATTTTAAGTCATCAGGAAAGGGAATCTCAACATCAAAGTGTGATGTTAAAGCAGGATTTAATAAAGATGATTTAATCTCAGCAATCGTTTTAGATTTGCCAAGTCTATCTGTGAGTGCCATCTATAAATAGTTTTTACCTTATATATTATGTATGGCAGAAAGTATCAAGAGTAAATACAGACCGTCATATCCCAGCAAATATAAAGGCGATCACAATAATATTATATGTCGAAGTAGTTGGGAGCGCAAATTCTGCAGGTGGTGTGATTTAAATGAGAATATTATCCAGTGGGGTAGTGAGGAATTTCACATTCCATACATCTCTCCAAAAGATAATCGTGTTCATAAGTATTATCCTGACTTTATTATCAAGGTAAAAGAAAGCACAGGTCAAGTAAAGACTTATGTGATTGAGGTCAAACCAAAGAAGCAGACAAAGCCTCCAGCAAAAAGAAAGAGAGTGACTAAATCATACATCTATGAATGCACTACTTGGGAAATCAATAAAGCAAAGTGGAAAGCTGCTCAAGAGTTTTGTGCTGATAGACGCATTGAGTTTAAGATCATCACAGAAGACGAGTTAGGTATCAAATGAATCGCATAGAACCTATCATTGATGACATACAGCAAGAGGGTAGTGTTGATGATAGGATGACATTGATTGTCTATGCACTAAATGATACTGTGACACCCATACCAGAGGTAGGAAATATATGTACGTTCTATTACTATGCAAAGACTCCAAATATTAAGTATGATCAACATCCCTTAGTTGCTGTAACAGAATTATTCAACTGGGGATTTCGTGGTATTAATTTTCATCATAGAGAGTATAGACAATATACTTGGGAAGAGTTAGGAAGTCAAGTATACATAGTACAGCAAGATGAACTTGACGACTTAATGTCATTACAATATGGAAAATTCGTACTAAATAAATAAAAACCATATCAAATGGCATCTTTCGATCAAGGCACAGCAGAACAAGTAAAAAACGGAGAGGCTCAGTTTAGAGCGGGTGCTATCGTATCAAAGCAGCAGGCTACTTTTGTTGGAGCGAAAATACAAAAGGTCGAAGAAGTTATTCCTGGAACACAAGGTTCGACTAGAATTGTTGAAAAACCAGTTGGTGGAACAAAGATATATCATAGAGCAGTAACTTATGTTACACAAAACGAAGATGGAACTGTAAGTGGTGCAGAGAGAGTAATTTATATTGAGAAGAACGGTACATTTCAACCAGCAGCAATATCAAAGGATGGAGGAAAAACATATTCATTCTCAGATCCAAACTATCCAACAATGGATGGTGTTGCTGGAGTGGGTCTTCAGAACGAATTAAATGATACTGATGGTGCAATACATAAAAACCTTGATGCACAAGTTAATAGAGCATTAGATTCTGCAGGAATACCAACAACTCAAAAGAAAAATGTTATAGATTCGATTAAAAATAATGCCGATCAGCAAGATACAGGAGACTCAACTGATGATGGTGAAGAAAAAGGATTGACTGATGCTGAGCAAGTAGAAGCTGCAAGAAAGAAATTTGATACATCTAAGTTAGACATTGGTGAAAGAGGAGGAACTAGATCTGCTGTTGGTTCTTTTGGTGATTATGTGTATCCATTAGATCTTGGTGTTACTGGTCAAGATGTTCTCAAATTTACAATGCTAAAATATGTTCCATCAGATATTAATATGTCTGGTGGTTTCCTTGGTGTTGATAGTAGTGCAAGAAACAATGGTGAAAGAGAAATATTAGGGACAGTAATTCTACCAATACCTGGTGGAATCAATGACAATAATACTGTCAGTTGGGGATCTCAAAATATGAATCCTGCGGAAGTTGCGGCCGCACAGTTTGCACTGAATACTATTATGGGAGGTGTGGAAGGTGCAACATTATCAGCTAACAATCTTGTTGATGCCGTCACAGGTAACAATGCAGATATAAAAACTGCTGTCGGTGCAGTAATTGCTGGTCAAGCAGCAGGAGTTGGACAGCAATTAATAACTAGAACAACTGGAGCAGTTATTAATCCAAGTATGGAATTGTTATTCAGTGGTCCAGCACTCAGACAGTTCCAATTTAAATTTACATTTACTCCTAGAGAACTTGAAGAAAGTAGAGAAGTTGCAAAAATTATAAGATTTTTTAAACAAGGATCTGCAGTCCAAAGAACAGCGTCAAATTTATTCCTAAAATCCCCCCATACATTTAAAATGCAATACTTGTTCCGTGGTGCATCGGGAGAAGAGAACCCTTTTATGGGTAAGATAAAGGAATGTGCTTGCACAGGAGTTAGTGTAAACTATACCCCACAGAATAATTACTCTACTTTTACAAGTGGTGCAATGACATCATACGAATTGTCATTAAGTTTCAGTGAACTTGAACCAGTATATAATGATGAGTATGGTAACGAAGGTGAACTGCCAGCATCAATAGGTTTCTAAAATGTCAAATTACTTCAGACAACTTCCAGATTTTGAATACGTCAGCAGACTGCCTGATGCAAAGATCTCTGATTATATCAAAGTTAAAAATTTATTTAAAAAAGGAGTACTTAGGGAAGACATCTTCCAGAATGTTTCCTTCTTCACTAAGTATAAAATTACAGGGGATAAAAGACCTGACAACGTTGCATTTGATTTCTATGAGAATTCCAGATTAGACTGGTTAGTTCTCACTTGCAACAATATCTTAAACGTATATACAGAGTGGCCACTACAACAAATAGATTTTGATAAATTTCTGTTAGAAAAATATGGTACTTATGATAATATTTTTAGTGGAGTTCATCACTACGAGACAACCGAAATCAAAGATAGCAATGGTGTTGTGATGATGAAGGCTGGTCTCAAAACTGGTGCGACATTTGCATTTAACTACACAGACACAAAGAGTGATACTCTATTTGAGTTAGCAAACATATCAGTTCCCGTTACGAACTATGAGTATGAGAATGAGATCGAAGATGCAAAGAGAAATATATTCTTACTCAAACCACAATACCTCAGTGTTGTTCGTGATGACCTTGAAGAAATGATGACATATAAAAAAGGTTCCACTCAGTATGTGAGTGAAACCCTTAAGACTGCTGATAATATCAGGATTTATAACTAATCATTCTTCAGCAAGTTTCTGGAAGTAAGACAGAGCATCATCCTCGTCGGAGTCGTTAGACTTGGGGGTGATGTCTGGTGCATTGAAGTCAGCAGCAGGTTCAGGTGCCTTTGACTTAA